CGCTCGCCGGCGACCGCGCGCACCGGGGCGGCGGACGTCGCCCCGGCGGTCGATCTGATGCGGCTCAAGCGCTATTTCACCGAGCATGAGCAGCTGACCTGGGAGGCCCGGCGCAACAGTCTCACGGCCATCGACTATTACGACACCGACCAGTTCACGCGCGAAGAACTCGCCAGGCTTCGAGAGCGCGGCCAACCGACCATCGTCATCAACCGCATCAAGCCGGCCATCAACGGCATCATCGGGGTCACCGAGCGCGGACGCTCCGACCCCAGGGCCTGGCCGCGCAACCCCGCCGATGCGGATGCGGCCGACGCGGCCACGGACGTGCTGCGCTACATCGCCGATTTCAACCGCTTCCGCCGCACCAGGCAGGACGTGTTCCGCGACATGCTGGTGCCGGGCACCGGCGCGGCCCTGATCGGGGTGGACGAGGACGCCCAGGTGACCATCACCCAGGTCCGCTGGGAGGAGTTCTTCTACGACCCGCGCGCCAGGCGCCCCGACTTCAAGGACGCCCGCTACCTGGGCGTCGCCAAGTGGATGTACGCCGACGACGTGGGCGCCCTCTATCCCCACATGGGCGAGGCCATCGAGGCCAGCGTCCAGGCCAGCGGCGGCGCGGGGATGATGGTCCCCGACGAAAGCTTCCAGGACCGGCCGCTGCAGGGGCCGGGCACGGGCGGCGCCTGGGTGGATCCCCGGCTGCGCCGCCTTCTGGTGGTGGAGATGTACTGGCGCGAGGCGGGAAGCTGGAGCCGCTCGGTGTTCACCGGGACGGACGTGCTCGAGCACGGGCCCAGCCCCTACCACGACCACAAGGGCCGGTCGGACTGCCCGATCGAGGCCATGAGCGCTTACGTCCGTCGCGACAATGGTCGCTACGGGGCTGTATGGGACATGATCGGCCCGCAGGACGAGATCAACAAGCGCCGGTCCAAGAGCCTGCATCTGCTCAGCGTCGCGCGCGTGGAGATCAAGGATCCCGGGGCGACGGACGTGGACGCCGAGGTGGCCCGCGCCGAGGCGGCGCGGCCGGACGGCGTCCTGCCCTTCGGCTGGGGCATCTCGCCCAACACCGCCCAGTTGCAGGGCAACATGGAGATGATGGCCGAGGCCAAGGCCGAGATCGAGCGCATGGGCCCCAACCCGGCGGTCCTGGGCCGCAGCGACCAGGATTCCAGCGGCCGGGCCCTGCTGGCGCGCCAGCAGAGCGGCCTGGTGGAGCTGGCCAACCTGTACGGCGCGCTGGAGGATCTGGAGCTGCGCGTCTATCGCCAGTGTTGGGCGCGGGCCAAACAGTTCTGGCGCGCCCCGCAGTTCATCCGCGTCACGGATGACGAGAACAGCCCGAAGTTCGTGGGGCTCAACGTGCCCGTCCAGCATCCGGCCACGGGCGAGATCCTCGGCTATCGCAACGCCGTGGCCGAGATGGACGTGGACATCGAGGTCGACACCCAGCAGGACACCGGCAACCTGCAGGCCGAGGCGTTCTCGGAGATCCTGGACCTGGTGAAGCTCTCGCCGGTCTATCAGCAGCAGGTGAGCCTCAAGCAGCTGATCCTGCTCTCGCCCATCCAGCACAAGCGCAGCGTGATCGACGCCATCGACCAGGCGAGCCAAGCCCAGCAGGCGGCCCAGGCGCAGCAGCAGCAGATCGGCCAGGCCCACGCCGTGGCCCAGATCGAGCGGACCCGGAGCGAGGCCCAGAAGAATACCGCCGAAGGGACGGCCAGGATGCTCAATGCGCTCAGCGAGGCGCACGCGGTTCACGCCGAGCACGCGGCCGCGGGCTTCGAGGCCGGGCTGGCGCAGGCGAACGCGGAGCAGGCGCAGGCGGAGATGCAGCAGCAGATGCAGGCCCGCGGCGAGGGCGCGCCGGCAGCGAGCGGACCGCCAGCGGCCGCTCAGGCCAGCCATCTCGTCGATCCGGGAGGCACGATGGCGCCCCGGTGACCGCCGAGAAGCTCAAATTCTAAATTCTATGGCCAAACTTTGGCATTCGATCTATCTGCCGCGTGTCGGCCGTCCGTTCGGGACGCGTCGTCCAAGGGAGACTTCGGACATGACCAGGAAGCTCGTGATCGCGTACGCGACGCTGGCGATGTCGGCTGTCATGGCCGGTGGACCCGCATCGGCCGGTGGCTCCAACCTCGTCAAGAACGGCGGGTTCGAACTGACGACCAACGGCCCGAACTACTTCACTGGCTACGGACTGTCGGAACTCGAGGATTGGACCTACGGCGCGGCGCCCTATCCCAATGCGGCGGTCTATACCGCCAGCGTCGCCGACACGACCGGCGCCTATCGGCCGGGCGGGTACTTCCCGTTGTTCGGCCCGGGCGATGGCTACGCCAACGGCTTCACGGGGAGCCCGGACGGCGGAAACTTCCTGGCGTCCGATGGTGAGGCCGAGTACGACGGCGCCTTCACGCAGACGATTTCGGACTTGACGGCGGGCGACGAGTACAAACTCACGTTCGACTGGGCGGGCGCCCAGTATCTTGATGGCGATAGCATCTACGAAACTGGAAATCTGCACATAGACTGGCAGGCCTCCCTCGGAGCCCAGACGTTCACCACCCCGGTCGTCACCTACTCGGTGCAGGGTTTCACAGGATGGATGTCGCAGACGTTCACGTTCACCGCCACCTCGTCCTCCGAGGTGCTCTCGTTCTTCGCACAGGGCACGCCGAACGGTGATCCGCCGACGGCGCTGCTCGACGGCGTCTCGCTCGCGTACATACCCGAACCCGACTCCTGGGCCCTGATCATCGTCGGTGTGGCCGGTCTGGGCGCCGCGGCCCGTTCCCGCAGAGCGACCCGGCCGCGCGAGGCCTGAGCCCACGCCTGGCGGACCGCGGGCTTCGGAGTCCGCGCCTCGGCCAGGGCGCCGCCGCCAGGGGCATCAGGCTCCAGATGGCGGGTTCGGGGACACCGGACGGCGTGTCCGAGATGGTGAGGACGGCTGCGTCGCCGGTGCAGACGCCTGTGAGGTCGAAGGTTTCTGGCGAGGTTAACACGGGGTCTAAGTCGAGCCCGAGACTATCCATGGGCCCTCGCACCGCGCCGAATGTACCGGGCTCGAAATTACGCACGCCATTGTCGACAGTTTCGAAAGAGTAGCCGGTCGTCGAAAACCTATGGGCTGGCCGGGACGGACTGCGTCCAGGAGGCGTCGTCGTCCTGTGCGCCGGTCAGCGTGGCGACACTTTGCGGACCAAGCATGGCGGTCTGCCGCCGAAACGGCAGTCGCCCACAAGACTCATCAAAATTTTCGAGGAAAACATGATGGATGAAGACTCGCTCGCCTCCCTGATCGGGGGTGATGGCGCCGGCGCGCCTGTGGCGGAGGCGCCGGAGGAGGCGGGCAGGATGCCCGCGGTCCCGGAGGGTGGGGCGTCGGTGGCGCAGGAGGAGGCTGGCGCGACGCCGACGGTCCCTGATGCGGCGACGGTCCGGGAGGAACCGGCGCCAGAGCCGGCGGTCGAGCCGGGGCATGTGCCGATCGCGGCGATGCTGGACGAGCGGGAGAAGCGGCTGGCGGCGGAGAGGCGGCTGGCGGAGGTGGAGGCGGAACGCAAGGCGGCGCAGGCCCAGGCCCGCGCAGCCCAGGCGCCGGCCGAGGAACGGCAGGCCCTGCAGATGTTCGCTCTGCGGCGCGACCTGTCGCGCGAGCTGCTGGCCAGCAAGCACGGCGAGGAGGAGGCCAGGGCCCTGGAGGCGTGGGGTTTCGAGAAGTGCGAGGCCGATCCGCAGTTCAACCAGCAGGTCCTGGCGGCGCGCAACCCTTACGAGTTCATCCGCCAGGCGCGGGCCAGGGAGAGGCTGCTGGCGGAAGTCAGCCCGGACGACCTGGAGGATTACCGGGCGTGGAAGACGGGGAGGGCGGCGGGGGACTCGCCAGGCCCGGTCCCCTCCACCGCTCCGCGGTCCCCCTCCCCCGCGAGCGGGGGAGGATCAAGCGGGGGAGGATCAAGTCCGCCGAGGTCGCTGGTGACGGCGCCCAATGCGGGAGGCGGCGGGCGGACCGAGATACCGGTGGGACCGGGCGCCGCGTTCGCGTCCGCCATTCGCCGCTGACCGACCTGCCGATAGTCAACATAGAGAGGAGATCCGGCGATGGCCGAGACGATTCTGTCCACGGCGCTCGAGCGCCAGGTGTGGATCACCAAGTATTTCCAGGAGTACGTGCGCACCTCGCGCTTCATGCCCTACATGTCCAATGCGGACATCAACAAGGGCGGCATCATCCTGACGCGGTTCCAGCGTGAGGACGAGGCCTTCCGCACCATCAACATCCCCTTCATCGGCCGGCTGAAGTCCGCCGGCGTCACCGGGGCCAGCGTGCTCGACGGCGCGGAGGAGGAGCTGACCAACTTCAACTGCCCGATCACCATCGACTGGCGGCGCAACGCCGTGCGGCTCCCGAAGTCCACCACCTTCCGCACCGAGGTGAACCTGTGGGATGCGGCCAAGGACGCGCTGATGGTATGGGAGAGCGAGAAGCTGCGGGACGACATCATCAAGGCCCTGGCCATGTGTGTCGTCGACACGGCCGGGACCATCGTCTTCTACGATGCGGCCACCGCGGCGCAGCAGAACACCTGGGTGGCGAACAACTCCGACCGGGTGCTGTTCGGCTCCAACATCTCCGACTATTCGGCGACCTTCGCCACGGCCATGGGCAATGTCACCACCTCCATGACCGCCTCCTCGGGCATGGTGTCCAAGGCCAAGCGGATCGCCAAGCAGGCCGACCCGCACATCCGGCCCTATCGCGTGGAGGACGGCGACGGCCGGGAATACTATGTGCTGTTCAGCGGCTCGCGGACCTTCCGTGACCTGAAGGCCGACACCAACATCGTCAACGCCAACTCCAACGCCCGGGCCCGCGAGGGGATGGGCATGGAGAAGAACCCGATCTTCCAGGACGGCGACCTGATCTGGGACGGGGTGATCATCCGTGAGATCCCCGAGATCGACACCTATTGCGGATCGATCGCCAATCCCAACGGCGGGACGGTGTTCAACGGCGTCGGCGGATCGTCCGGCGACGTGCGGCCGATGTTCCTGTGCGGCGGCGGGGCCGTGGGCGTGGCCTGGGGTCAGGAGCCGACACCGCGCACCGACATGATCAAGGACTACGGCTTCCGGCCCGGCGTGGCGATCGAGGAGCTGCTGGGCGTCAAGAAGCTGAGCTTCAACGGCGTGCAGAACGGCATGGTCACCATCTTCGCCGCGGCGTCCGCCGACTCCTAAGACAGAGATTCACCACCAAGCGCACCAAGCTCACCAAGACGACGCTCCGCGTGCCCGTGCGGTGTGTGCGGCGGCGGGTGTCTCTTTCAACACGAAGACCGCCAAGGACACAAAGAACACGAAGGTGATCTGCGGCGGTCGCCGCGGCGGCCGAAGGCAAGTCCTTATGCGCTTTGCGCCGACGACCCCAGAGCCGGGCTGGTGTCCCCTTCGTGGTCTTCGTGTTCTTGGTGAGCTTTGTGTTCAAATGTCTGATCGCTGCAGGCGGTGCGAAATCTGCTTGGCGGGCTTGGCGCGCTTGGTGGTGACTCTTTCTTCTTCCTTCACACCCTTTTCTGAAAGGAGCGGATCGCCATGTCGACCGCCTATACGACTGCGCTGTTCAACTCGAAGGTCGGGTCCTCGTCCGGCCATGGGCTCAACCGCATGCACACCTCGCTGCATGCGATTTCCGGGTCGATCTCCACATGGGCCGCCGGCGACACCATCGCCGTGGGCTGGCTGCCGCGCCAGGCGGTCGTGACCAATGTGATCCTGAAGGCGGCGAGCCAGCTGGACAGCAACGGCTCGCCCACCCTGGCCATCGACGTGGGGATCGTGGGGACCGCGCAGCTCTTCAAGGCCGCGGTGACCACGGTGGGCCACGCCTCGGGCGCCTCGGCGGACGTCACCAACACCGGCGCCGGCTACCTCTGGCAGAACACCACCGGCGCGGACGTGGAGGTGATCATCACCGTCCACACCGCCGCCGCCACCGCCGTCGCCGGCACGCTCGAACTGGACGTGGAATACTACGTCGAGGACGTCGCCGGCTCGAACCCGTGAGAGGCGGACCATGGCGCTGGAGACGACCGAAATGCTGCGCGTGCCCGAGCGATGGTTCGAGGTGTTCTCGGCCATCCTGGGGCTCGTGGTGGCCGGCCTCGTCGGCTGGATCGGCCTGACCCTGGTGGGGATGCGCGACGACATCCTCTTCCTCAAGGCCCAGCTGCCCGAAGTGAACCGCCGGCTGGACCGCGTCGAAGTCCGGATGGACCTCTTCGAAGAGCGCAGACCCTCATGAACGCTCCCTCTTCCGTGGACCCACACGGCCATCTGGCGAGGGTCGAGCCGGATCTGGCCAGGCTCGTCCGCGCGGCGTTCGCCCACGCCCCGCACTTCGAAGTCGTCCAGGGCATCCGCACGGTCGAGCAGGAGCGGGGGTGCGTGGCCTCGGGCCACTCCGAGACCATGCACTCCCGCCACCTGCCGGACGCGCACGGCCTCGCCGCGGCCATCGACTTCGCGGCCCTGAAGCCGGACGGGGAGATCGACTGGGCGCCGGGGCGCCAGCGCCTGGTCTACGGCGCCATCGAGGACGCCTTCGCCGCCGCCTCGCGCGAGACCGGCGTGGCCTTCGAATGGGGCGGCGACTGGACCACCCTGCCGGACTTCGGCCACATCCAGCTGCCGTGGAAGGACTGCCCGTGAAGGACCTCCTGAACGCGGTAGCGACCCCTCTGGCCATCGCCGGCATGCTCGGCCTGGCCGTGGCCGAGATCATCCTGGCCCCCGGCCACCCCATCGTCCTGGCCGGAAACGTCGTCTCGGCCCTGGCCGGCTGGCTGAGCCACCGCACCTCTTCCCCCCAGTCCTGATCCTCCTTCGCCAAGGCTCCGGAGGACAGGCCACCTAAGGAGTCTATCCATGCCCGATTCCGCCTCGGCGAGCTTCGCCGCGGGCCTCGCCACCGTGCGCGGCTACTGGGAGCGTCTGCCTCCCGAATATCAGGCGGACTTCACCAAGGCCGTCGACGACCTGGCCGACCTGGCGGAGGCGCAGGTGAAGGCTGCGGCCGACGCCCAGGCGCAGAAGTTCGGCGGCCCGCTGCTGGGCGGCCTGGCCAGGGGCGTGACCGACGCCGCGCTCGCCAAGCTCTACGCCCAGCTCAAGGACG